CCACCTGATCCACCCAGGGCGAGTTCATGAACAACTGCTTACGATTTACCGCCTGCTGCACCATCACCTGACGGCTCACCATGTCCATTCCACCCTTCGGCTCCAGCTCGTACTGGTCATGCAGAGCGACAGGGTCCGCCTCCAGCGAATCCTCCGCGAACCGGTACCGCAGACTCTTGCTATCGTACTGCACATACAGGCTCCACGCCTGCCGATACAGCTTGCCAAGAGCCATGCGGAACAACCGCGCCCGCAAATCACCGCTCTGCATGGCCTGCGCGTTGATGCTCTGGATCTCAGTCGCCGTGCGCCGGTCGCTGCCCCCGCTCATCACACTCCCCATCGCGTAATCCGGACTCCCGATCCGGTTCTCCGCCACCGCCCGCGTCTGGTTCAGCTCCTGATCGAAGCTCACCGGAGGCTGCGGCATCTGCACCGGGGCCACACCATACGGCAGGATCTGTCCCGGCTGGAACCGCAGGTTGATGGAGTTGGGCAATTCCCGCTCCGCTCGGAACAGCGGGCGGTTGTACAGGGTCATCGCATCATGCTTGTGATTCCACATCGAGGTCATGCTCAGCTCGAACGGAGCCAGGATCTCGCACACGCCTCGCGGGCTGAACCAACCCTTGTCCTTGATCTCATACGGGAAATCCACGAACGGACATTGGCCATGATCATAGGGCAGTTCCATCGGGTCCCGCAGATCAAGATCCACTGCCGCGGGGCTATAGAGATAAACCTCCCACACCCCGTCGTCCCGCTTCCGGTACACCTCCCAAATGATCACGCCATCGGTGTTCGTCGTGTAGGTGATACCCTCTCTCAACTGCTTGGCATCATTCTCAGACGCCGCTCCCGGAATGTTATCGTCCTCCTGCGGGTTGCCCCGGATCTTCTCGATCGTCTTGTTATCCGCCTTCCAACCGAACTGGCCGGCCATCCGCTTGTACGCATTGACGCTCATCGGCATCACATGCACCAGCCAGTCCGCATCCTGCAAATCAGTGGTATACGCCGGCACCACGATATACATCGGGTCCACCGCCTCGAACCCCACCCGCTTATCACCCGGATTCCAGAAGCACTTCATCACCCCGCGCCCGCTCATCAGCGTGTAATCAACCCAGGAGAGTACCTCGTCCACGAAGTTGGTCTTGTCCCGGATCTTGTAATTGAACCAGTCCTCAGCCACACGCGTGTAAGCGTTCAACTGCTGGCGCATCGGAACGAAGCTGGCCACTACATCCATACCCAGTGCCTGCTGGAGGAATAGCGGCTTGAGCTTCTCGATCGCCGTATCGATGAGCGGCCAATGCAGATCCGCGGCCTTGGGCCAGGGCTTATTGGTCCGGCGCAAACCGTGATGGCGCAACTCATACCACCTCGTCTGCCGCAGCTCCCACGGACTACGTTGGCCAACAGCCTCTACTATCTGGCCCTGTAACGAGTTCCGCTGTTTGTCGTTCATCATAAAAATCCTCCCCCTTTCCTATCCCCCAACCTCACAACCAGCAAGCGCAGACCCTTTACCATCCCCCTCAATCGCCCCCATCTCATCCTCCATCCGCTCCAACAGGCTCCTCCCATCCTCGCCAAGAGCCTTCATGTAATCGTCCATCCGCTTCCCCCCGGCTCCGCAGAATGCCAGTACCACCGCATCCGCACGATCCGGACTATTCACCCCGCGGGCTCGCAATTCATCCTTCCCCTCCAGCGTCAGCTTCCCCTTCCCGTTCGTCCGCACCTTCCGGCTCACGAACTGCTGGAGCAGCACCTCATCCGTACCCACCGGACCCAGGTTCACTCGCCCCTCCTCCACCATCCGCCCGAACTCAATCCACATCTCCGCGGCCTTGTTCACGAACTGATCATCCCGGATCGCCCGCTCCCCGAAGTTCACCCGCCGCACGTCCCACCCCTCCGCTCTGAGCGCATCGCACATCACCACACCCATTCCACCCACATCCGCGTAGATGTCCTCAGCTTTGAGCTTCCACTTCCGGAACTCGCTGATGAACCGGCCCACGCTGGCCATCGTGTCCTTGTCCCGCCAGCGGATCAGACCCTTCACCGTGTTCCCCTGTCGCACGACCATCACGCTCTCGTCGCCGCCGGCTGAGAAGTCGCAACCGGCTGTTAAGCGATGCCCCTCGGTATCCTCCTTGGGTGGGCCACTGACCAGCTTCTGCCAGTCGGCGGTCCTTACGGCGGTCAGACTCCCGTCGTCCTCCATGAACTCCGCGTAGATCATCGAGCGGACCAGCGGATGCCCCTCTCCCCAGCGGGCGAACTGATCGTCGATCCACTCCTTCCGGATATGCGGGCAGTCGAAAGCGGTAACGGTAAAGGTCTTCCACTTGCCATCGTTCCGCCGGAATACATCGTAGAAGTACCCGCTGCTCCCACCTGGGCTGCTCATCAGCAGCGTCCTCGTCGGCTGGCACCGCTCCATCGACTGAAATATCCCGTCCGGCACCGCCTTCGCCTCGTCCACGATGTACATCAGGTCATTACTCGGACCCTGCACATGCCAACCTTCAGCCTTCTCCGGGTTGCTCGCGCTGAACCCGATGCAGCGGCTGATCAATTGTTGGCCATCAACCAACCTCGGGTATACATAGCGGATCTCGCCATCCTTGATCGAGAACCCATTCTCCTCGCCACCCAAGCCATTGATCATCTTCCGCAGGTGCGGCCATAGAGCATCAGCCACCTGTCGGTACACACCAGCCGTGCATACCACCAAGCTCCCCGGCCAGCGGAGCATATGCCAGATGACAGCCGACGCCGCCACCATGCTCGTCTTGCCAGAGCCGTTCGCGGCCTTGAGAGCCACCTTCGCATGCTTCTCGTTCAGAGCCCCGAGAACCGCCTTCTGCCACGCATAGGTATCGCGTAGGCCAAGCATCATCTCAGGGAAGTTCGAGAGGTGCTGCGCCTCCTCCAGCAACTTACGTTGCTTCCAAGCAGGGATATGAGAACCCATGCCGAGTGAAGGGGATTTCTTGCGCTTAATTTGCTTGACTGCCATAAAATTGATGTGGGTAGGGGGAGGGGGTATCAGGTATCACCCCACCCCCCTCGTGGGGGTCCCCCATACCCCGTGGTTCTATGCATTGGACTCCTATCCATCGATCCTCTATGTAAATAGCGGCTACTACAATAGCGGCTTATTGTATTACTTCCCCCCACCGAAAGCTCCGAGTAAACTGCCACTTACTGACAATTCTTTTCCTTTGGTAGTATGATCAAGTTGAGCCCTGGCAACGTAGCCTCTCGTTCTCTCGAGCATCCACCCAGCGGCTTGCCAGTTCTGTTCTCCGCTCATGATTCGACGTTGAAGCAGCAACTCACCCTGGGCTCGAGCCTGGTCCAACTCCAATTGGAATCCTGGGTTTGCATTGATCCATCGGGACCACTGGGTTTGATTGCCAGATGGGAACCCGCAGAGGATCGCGATCCTATCAATTGGCATCCCGTATCGGGCCGCTTCCATCGCTTCATTTTTTGTAGCCTCTGACAGGATCATTTTAGTCCCTTTCTCCGGTTTCGCCCGGAGCCTAGGCTTTTCCACCTTCACCTTTCCCATGCCCGTCACTTTGCCCCGCAAAGTAAACCTGGCAATTCCTTTGGATTTTCTTTTACTTTGGAGTTGCTGAACGCTGCAAAGGGTGATCTCCTTTGCGTGCGCTCCGACGTCGGAGCATCCAAAACACCATGAAACCACGCACAAAACGAATCCTAGCGGCCATTTTTTGGCTCGCGATCATCACCACGATCATTCTCAACGGACTTTGGGAACAATCCCTCTGGATTGGGGGTTCCCAGTGAACGGCTTCATTCTCCATGAGGATCGCGACCGTGTCGTGATCGCGACCGGCTTCTCCAAAGCTTCCGACAACCGGAAAACCGGCGACATGATTCAAATTTGGATTCTCTGCAAAGCCGAAGACCCCGTCACCGCGATTAGAACCGGCCTAGACCGCCTCATCTGCGGCAATTGCAGACATCGTGGACACGAAGTTGACGGAAAACACGGCGTTGAAAGGACATGCTACGTCAACGAAGGACAAGCGCCGCTTGGCATCTGGAAAGCTTGGAAAGCGGGCAACTACGCTCCCCTGCGCTCCTTAGAGTTGTTCACTGGCCGACGTGTTCGCTTCGGAGCATATGGCGACCCGACCCACATGCCGCTTTCCCTCGCCCTCGCCATTGCTGGCGTTGCCTCCGGTCACACTGGCTATACGCACCAATGGCGTAAACCCTCCTTGCAAGGGTGGCGTTCCATCCTAATGGCCTCCGTGGACACGACAGCCGAACTCCTCATTGCCCGTTCCATGGGCTGGTCAACCTTCCGTGTGACACCGGATCTAGATCACCATAGCTTCGAAAAGCTATGCGCCAGTGAACGCAACGGGACCTCATGCGCCGACTGTTTATTCTGCGACGGGTCCCGAAGCGGTATCCTTTCAATCCATATCCCCGTGCACGGGACCGGAGCCCGGCATTTCAAGGAAGGAGTGACCAAGTGAAATTCCTTTCCCCCCCTATCAATTCGCTCGAGGCGGTTTTCCCAGGAAAGGGGAAGCGGGCGAAAGAGATTCTCCGGATGAGTCGTCGTGAACTCGAGGAATTGCCCGCGGGCGCTGCGCGGGTTCGCGAGTGCTACAACCCGCCTTCAACCCGAGACCTCCGAATGGAGTGCCTCAACGAATTGCTTGAGACCCATGGGGTTGAGACTTTTGAGACCGAAAAGGGTTGGTGCTATTATCTGAACGTCGGTGACCCGTACGTCACGACGGTCTTGAAATTCAATGGGCACTATCGTCTCTGCTGTTGGGGGGACATTGCCGAAAGGTACGGAGTATGAAACCCCTACTTCGTGTCCTATGGTATCTTGCCCTATGTCTCCTTTTCACTTTGCTCCTCCTCCTTTCGGCCCTTGCGGGCAATTGACATAGAAGCCCCCACCAAAGCCCCTAGGAATCCCCTAGGGGCTCTTTCTTTGCCCCGATAGTGTCGCCCCGCCCCGCTTGTCTTTCCTAGTGGGCCAGTCTCCCCCTTCCTAGTCTGTCCACTGGTCACTTGTCCCCCTCCTTCCTTGTCGCTTGTCCCCCCGCCAGGACTTCACACTAGATGACCAGGTACCCCATCGGACACCCCATGTCCCACCCCGCTATTTGCATAGCAGTCCAGGGTACGACACGCCATGTCCCACCCCGTTACACCCCGCCAGGATCCGCCCGCCCGCGCCCCGCGCCCGCCCCCGCGGTCCCCGAGTACATGGTGCGGTATTCCGGATCCCCCATACGCCATACGGAATTCGGAATTCGGAAATCCAAATTCGGAAACCCCCGAGCCCCGAGCATGGAGCGGGATCCCGCGAGGATGGAGCGGTACAGGACATTCTTTCCCTCCCCCACACTTTTCCTATTGACTCCTGAGCATGGAGCGGTATTGTGGGTCCCGACATGAGCATTCCCCTTGTTCCCTTCCTGCGTCTGCGTGACTGCGAGGAGCCCTTCGTGATGTGCGGTGAGCGGTGGCTATTCGTCACCTGTCTCCGTGCGGACGGCATGCCTGACATCGGTGTGTACCGATTCTCGACTGACCTGACGCACGACTATCTGGCGTGGCGCGAGGCTTTCAATCTGCGGTAAACAACGAACCAACGAACGACATGAAACTCAACGAGATCAAAGCGGCGGTGCTGGCCGGCAAGACTGTGCATTGGAAGAACCGCTTATATCGGGTGGTATGCGATTCAATCGGTCAATGGTTGATCGTTTGCCCATCGACTAAAGGATGCTGGGGCCTTACATGGGCCAACGGCGTGACGATGAACGGAGACGAATCTGACTTCTTCGTGTCCGCCGAAAGCGTTTAACCCTATGGACACATGGATACTACCAAAGCAATTACACACATTGGCCTGTGCGCTGGATACGGAGGCATTGAGCTTGGACTCCAGCGAGCAATCCCAGATCTGCGCACAGTCGCTCTTTGTGAGATCGAAGCCTTCGCCATCAGCAATCTGGTTGCGAAAATGGAAGCGGGACTCATGGACCCAGCACCTATCTGGCCGGATCTTAAGACCTTCCCTTGGGCAGCGTTTCGTGACCGCGTGGACATCCTCACTGGGGGCTACCCATGTCAGCCCTTCAGTGCAGCAGGGCAACGTCGAGGCAAGGACGATCCAAGGCACCTGTGGCCCTACATCGCAGACGGCATTCGACTTCTTAGACCCCGGTGCTGCTTCTTTGAGAACGTCGAAGGACATATCAGCCTGGGGTTGTCCGACGTCATCGAAGACCTGGCAGGAATGGGTTACAGAACGACGTGGGGCATATTCAGCGCGTCTGAAGTCGGCGCACCGCACCAGCGAAAGCGGGTGTTCATCCTGGCCGTCTCCAGTAGCTTCAGAGGTGCGGCAGGGCTTTCAGGATCGCTCCAGAGGCATGAAGGGGAGTCAGGAGAGTCTGACGACGGTGGTTGTGAAGTCATGGCCAACGCCGGCAGCCACGGACCACAAGGACACTGGGGAGAACGTGGACATGAAGAAGGTGGCAGCGAAATCCAAACTGGCGGGATTCGTTGCAGTGCATGGCCCAGCCGTCCCGGCGAGCAGCAGTACGGATGGGAGCCGCCCAGGGTTGTCAGTGGATTGGAGGACGCCGCAAGCCAACGAAGCCGGTGCGAAAGTGGAGACGCTCTACACCAAGGATGGACAACCAGCGAAGCCGGGACAGAGAGCCTATCGCAAGACGCCGGATGGTCGGATGGTGCTGCAATCGCAGACGATCAACCAACAGGTGGAGATGGTGAAGAGCTGGGCGACACCGGATGCGAGCGACAGGAGGAGCGACAAGTCGAGGCAGGTGGGTCTGAGCAATCAGATGAAGTCCGAGACATGGCCGACTCCAGCTTCATCGGGAGTGACAGGAGGCCCGACGGGTCTTGCAGGTGGAGCCGGGAATCGGGAGAAGCTGGCGTCGATGCTGCCGGATGCGGAGGCCAGGGCGATGGGATGCGGCAAACTCAACCCCCGCTGGGTGGAAACCCTGATGGGTCTGCCGGTGGGATGGACTATGCCGAGCTGTGCGTTACCTGTGACAATCGAACGGATGAACTCCGACTACTTGGGAATGGAGTCGTTCCAGCAACCGCAGAACGGGCCTTCCGAACCCTGCTGCGAGAAGTAACCTCCAAGTAGGCCATCCCCCCTCCAAGCACCCCCCCGGACCCCCATCCGGGGATTTTCGTTTCTAAGCGTCCGATACCCCCGGAATGAATGCGCATTCACTTCCACCATCAAACGCGCTCCTTGCCCCCTTTCCGCTCCAGCAATCCACATCCACCCCTCGCTTCCAAACTGGTACTTCGCAATCAGTAGGAGGGTTCCGAAAAACCGCAGCCGCAGCGTGGGGGCCGTTAGAGCCCCCTGCAAAGCGTTGCGGCGTTCGCGGTTTTTAACTCCCTAGTAGAGGGAGTGTGAATCTCCCTCTAGGGAGAGTAGCAGGAGGGATGGTAACCTTGTGGGGTGGGATGCAAAATCTATCTTCCTTTGCATTGACGAATGGGTCTACACGACGCAATCTGTTCTTGCTATGAGTTATCTGGACAATGGTTCCACGCTTCGGTCGATGTTCCGACTGATGCCCCCGCAACGCCACGATGCCGACCCGGACAAGTCCGAGGTGCTGGCCTACCTCCGGGAGAATCTGGCCTGTGAGTTGGGCCGTGCGATCCGGGCCTTCAATTCGATGAGGAACAAGAAGTCCCAGGTCATAGTTTATGACATGGTTCATAGGCAGTGGCGTGGTTGTGACTGGGTTCCGCCGGAGGACGAGGATCGGGTGGCGTTGCTCTTGAGAACGATCAATGAACTGAAGCGTGATGTCGCGTATCTGAAGACCTCGGTGAAGAAGCATGAACAACTCCTTGGCCAACTGGAGCGTAAGCGTCCGGCGTCCAAGCGGAGGGAGGTGGAGGAGGGTGAGCAGGAGGATGAGGCGGATGACGTTGATCCCGATGTCATCGAGATACAGAAAAGGGCCACCGAAGCCCGTGAGGCTATGAAGATGGCCCGCGCTACAATCGAGAAGGATGAATGGTTGAAGGCTATGCTCGCCGCCCTCGACGAGGATAAGAAGGCTTCTTCTGCTCCTTCAGTTCCGCACCAGTGAACGCGAGGGGGTTGCACTCCTCCCACTGGATGCCGGTGGCTGAGTGCTGAAGGTTGAGAATTGGGGAAGGGAGTCCGATCCTCCCGCCCCGCTTGCAGAAGGCTAACTGGAAGCGTCTAGGCTTTGATTGGCCTACTTCATGGAGAACGGCTATCTCCCGCGCCCAATTGGCAAGCTCGGAGCTTCCGAACCCTGAGTGGGCCAGTTCCATTGTGGTGAGCGGTTCGCCGGTTTCCTTGCGCTGAGGCTTGGAGACATGGTGCATCCAGATCCAAGCGACCTTGGTCTCGTGGAGGATGGGCTGGAGCTTGTTGCGAAGGAACACGCTGACCTCGGACTGATCGCTCAGGTCGCCGCCGAAGTAGGAGAACAGGGGGTCGGCGATGATGAGATCGAGCTTGGACTTGTGGATGAAGCGGCGGGCGTAGGCGAGGAACGCTTCGCCGGTGCGGACGGTCTCGGTTCGGAACTCCAGGTTGGAGTGAAGCTGGCGCATCTGCTCAATACTGACGCGCTTGTTAATCACCCCGCGGAAGGCTTCGGAGAGATCACCACGATCGTTCTCCGCTTGGATGACACCGATCTTCAATGGCTTGATCGGCGCGATGCCAAAGAAGTCGAGGCCGAGGCACCACTGGGTGATGATCTGCATCATGAGGCTGGACTTCCCGATGCCGGTGCCGCCGCTGATGATCATGGATGAGCCGCGGGTGATCCATCGATTGCCGATGAGGTTGTCCGGATCCTTCAATGGATCGAAGTCCAGGAGGTCTTTGACGGTGACGATGGTGGACTGATCATCATCGGTCTCCCGGTTGGTGAGCCAATCCTCCCAGGATGCAGCACCGAGGCTGGTGGCCAACAACCGTTGCTGAGAGGTCGGGCTCCGCCATGCGCCGGGGAGGCGGGAGTAGCGCGATGGGTTCTTGTTCTTGGCATCGATGCCAGGGACTACCCGATAGATCTCATCCCGGCGGGCGTCCCATTCCTTTCGGTTGGGAGCATCGACCCGGACCCAGCCGTGGATGCTCTTGCCCCCGGAGTCGATGAGGACGGTGATGGGTAGGCCAGAGTCTCGGAGGCGTTGTTCCTGCTCGGGCTTGGGGAGGTCATCGAACTCGACCAGGACATGGCGGAACGCGCTGACATCGTTGTCGCTGCCGCTGTAGAGGTTTGGCTTGAAGGGGTTGATGCGGACGAAGATCCCCTCGCGCTCGGGTGAGAGGATGCGGGACTGGGGATCATCGAAGCGGTTGAGCCATTCCTCGATGGTGATGAAGGAGCCAGCACTGACTGGCCTACCCTCTTCGACGGCGTCGCAGATGCAGACGACCTCGGTTGGTGCGAACGCGGTCTGCATGAACCGCCGGAACTCGCTGGCTTGGGGATCGGGAGGGGTGGGGCTGAGCGATGGAACGGGCACCGGGGAGGCATCGGCCACCGGCTTCTTGAATGTCACCCTGCTGATGTCGAATGACCCGGAGGGTGATGATCCCCCAGCTTCGAGAAGATGGCCCCTAGGCTTATTGTGAGCGCGGGACGAGGCTTCCCGGAGCTTGTAGGCCAGCTCTGTGGCCTTCCACGGGGGCTGGCAGGATTTGTTCCAGTCTTCGAGGAGCGTGAGGCTGTCCACATGGGAGAGGCCGAAGCCGTGGACGAGACCGACTGCGGCGGTGTAGGTGGCGTTGTGACCACCGGATCCGGAGATGGCTGGCGGAACCTTGGAAAGCCAAAGGCTCGCTCGTTGGAGCGTTGTCATGTCGTTGATTCGTTGCTTGTTAGGGGTGTGTCAGGATTCTGGCCAGATCATGCTGAGTGGATCTGGTGGTTGGGGACCGGTTGGTGATGGCACCCAGGTCTCGGCTTCGGTCTTGGCCGGGAAGGATATCCATCCGCGTTTGACGCCGGTGGCAATGATACTGGCCGACTCCTCGATGAGCCGACGGTTCTCATCGGTGATGCTTGTTCGTTCCTCTTCGGTGATGGGGCTTGGTTTCTTGTTATTGAGCAGGCGTGATTCGTACCAGGGTTGTTCGTGTCTTGGGGTCTTCATGAGGGGAGGACTCGCGCCAGGATACAATTGCAGTAGGTACCCTTGGTTTTTGCGTTACATCGAGGGTGATGCATAGGGCTAGCGAGGATGTGTGCTGTGAGGTCGCTCGTGAGCTGGACCAGCTCAAGGAGACGTTGAGAGGCTTCTGCACAGAGCGCATTGGGGATTCCATCGGGTGTATCGAGTTCGGATGACAGGATATTGAGCGCGTTGACTAGATCGTGTGTTGAGGACTGGTGCATGTTATTTTTGTTTGTGGACTATGATTCCGTTGCCTTTGTCGTCGGTGAGTTCGACTGATCGAACGTCTTCGAGGCGGGCCAGTGTCTTGATCATCTCGATGGGATCGTCGGCGTGAGTGACGCAGGTGAGATGGATATCCCCGTCGCCGTGGATCAGTTTGAGATCCTGCTTGGTACGATCCCTTGTAATGCGGATGGTCCGCCCCGAGGAGAGACGGACCACCTTGATTGATTCTACGAGTGGGTATTGGTGACGAGCGGTCATGTTTTGAGTCCGCAGTGAGGACATTTCCGATTGGGAATCGATTCAAGAGGTTTGACATCGAGCCACTGGCAGAGGTCGTTGTAGGACTTGCGACCGAAGTTGGCCCACTTGAGCGGAGCGATCCCCCCGGAGAGGACCGCCTTGCGAGCGTCCTCCTTGCATTTGAATTCAAGTCTGTCCATCAGCTTGGCGTTACGAACGCTGAGTCCGAAGGTCCATTTAGACCGATCCAGATCACGCTGACGACCGGCTTGGATGATCTGATAGACGCGCTGCTTGGACATCTTGAGGTGTTCACCGATGAGCCGGTAGGTGAGACCTTCACTCCGTAGTTTGACAACCGTGTCGATTGAATCGCTGAGTTTCATGTAGTTGGGTTTGAGCAGGACGTTGTGCTTCCTGCTCTTCTTCTTCTTGCTGACTGCTACTACCTCAAAGGTATCTGTATTGCTCGGTACCGCTTCTGTGCTTTGTGGCACTGGACACACAGGCCGTGTTGGATTGTGCATCCGCATCCCAAGCAATCGGCCAATTCGTGACATAACTGTTTCCATCGTTGTAGTTCCTCTATTGTTGTTTGTTGTTTTTGTTGTTCCTGATGTTCCATACACATGACAGTGAGATACCGTACTTCTTGGATAGTTCTGGGTAAGTGTGTGACTTGTCCTCCTTGAGGATGGCATCTCGGATCTCGGTTGGAACAGCCGGCCACCGCCGGTTGATCCGAGGGCTCGGATCCTTGAACGGAGTGACGTGGCCGACCATGCGTGACATGGATTCCTTGGTCAACCCTAATTGTTGGAGTATCGTCATTTTTCTCTTCTATTCGTTGGTTATGCGAGTGCTTTCTTAAGGTCGATGAGGGTGCAGTTGTCCCCATCGGCCAGGTGTCGGTTGTCGTCGATGGTCTTCCGGATGGCTGATTCCAGGTGCTTGATCCGTTCCTTGGCCTCCTCCAATTCCTTCCAAGTCTTGACGGCGTCGATGGTTCTCATTTCTTCGATGGTCATGGTTTGATCTGCTTTGCTTTCAGTTCGTTGATGATGTCGCAGAGTCCGATAATCATGGCCATGTAGGCTTGGGGATTCTCAATCCCGTTGCGCTTGCAGGTTTCAACCCCTCGTTTCACTGCGTCCAATCCAACTTCGCGCCATGGCTCGTTGATAAAGTCGCTGATTTTGATATTGCTCATGGTTTCTCCGTAAGTGACTTGATGTATCGGTTCCTCTCAGCCGGTTTGGCGTCGATGATGTACTGCAAAGCTCCGCAAGCATTCACGCTCGCAGTGTGTTCCCAGTCCTCTTTGTTGTCGTAGTACTCATGCCATCGCTCGCTGGGTGCTACGACAATCTGGCCGGTTCGCTTGTGGCGGAACACGAATGCGGCAGGGCCGATGGGTACAATCATCTTCCCTCCAACCATTTCTCCAAGTCGTGGAGTTCATCCACTTTGGCTTCGAGTTGTTTGATGCGGTCGTTGAGACGATTGAGTTCTCGCACGATGCCCCGTGGGCGAGTATCGAACAGCGTGTTTCCGGTTGGTGTTTGAATCAGGAAACCTTTGTTAGGGGGAGCGATTATGATTGGGTTGAGTTTGTAGCGGCTCACGGCTTCACCTCCTTCCCAATCTTAGCGTCGTCCCATCCTTGCAACAGGTTGTCCATTCGGATGGTCCTCATGCTCGGAGATGGAGGGTTGATGAATGCGTACATTGCGTTGCCAGCTATTTCGAGTTCTCGGATGCGCTGATCGTAGAACTTCCTCTCCCCTTCGAGTTTGTCCCACAGAGCGCGGAGACGGTTTTCGAGTTGGGTGACATCGGATTGAAGCTCGCGGATCTTTGTGGCCTGTGGGTCGATTGTAGTCACCGTATTCGACGTTGGTATTGTGTATTCGCTCATTTGCACTCCTTCCATTTGAACTGATTTTTACCCGCGCAATCGACCACCCACTCAGCGCGGCCTTTCCTTACGGCTTCTTCGCGCATACTGCTCTTGCCAAGCTGATCGCCCCACAGGATTGCTAAGGACAGAAAACAACCTGCTACAAGTCCGTACATGCATTGTTCTAAAAGTGAAATGCTACTCACGGTTTGGCCTCCTTCCATTTGAACTGCGGCTTTCCGCTTTGATCGGCCACCCACTCGGCATGGCCAGCAGCGACTGCTTCACGCTGTTGTACGTCTCTTTGTGCCTCACCCCCGATGAATCCACCCAAGATGATTGATCCAATTATCAGTCCAAACATCAGTGCATATGGGAAATCTGAGTCGCTCACGGCTTGGCCTCCTTAGCTTTGTCCCAAGCGAAACAGTCATCAGGATCAGCGCAGAACAGTCGCATCCTGTCACCCGCATCCTCCAGCCGCTTGATGCGGTCTTGCTGCTTGATAAACGCCTTCGCTAGTTCTCCAAGCGCGTACAGCGGAGGAGTGTTTTGGTTGATATGGAACGATCCGTCTGGATAGATCGTCAGAAACCGAGTTCCGACATCAGCGTTCCATTCGATTATGGTTTTGTCATCGACCATTTTGTTGGTGTCACCAAGATGGTTCA